ATTTGCGTAGGGCTTTGTTGATCCTACTGTTAGGATCTCTAGCTGTTTTAGCTGATGTTCTTTTCTTCTTCATCCCTTTCATTCTGGCGCAAAAAGAATTTTTTCTTTTGCCTCCTCCTGGTTGCGGTGCTTTCAGATTAGAACCAGTTGCTTTGTTTATCTTTCTCCTGCCAGCAGCTGTTAAGCCACCTGACCTACTCTTATGCTTGCCCATTTTAAGGCGTACATTTTTCTTTTTGGTCATTACTTACCTACTTTTGCTTTTGCTTTTTTATGGGCAACGGTAAAAGAATCTCCAGCTTTCATGCGTGTTCTCATAAAGGCCATGTGTTTCTTTGTGTGATGCTTAGCGTGCTTAGCAAGTGTAGTTTTCTGGCGAGGAGTAAGCTGCTTCATTTCTTTTTCTTTTTCTTTTTCTTAGTAGGACGGCTCATCTTAGAACCGTAAGTACCTTTTCCGTATGGCATAAAAATAAAGGGGTCATTTGACCCCCTTATGTTACCCGTTTATGAGTTAGACGCAAAGATTTCTATTGCGCAGTCTGGGCGTAAGACTCCGCTACCGTGCATCATACTGCCAACCATGAATGTACCCTGGTATAAAGCGTGTATATCAGATCCTGTCTGCTCCATCTTAAGATCCATTAACTTCACAGTACCTACTGCTTGCTTGTTAAATACAAGAGCAATGTTATCTGTGTAGTTAGCGTGGTAAGTATTGTTCTCACCAGTTGCTGCTGATCTGTTTGACTTTGGTAAATGATTAGATTTAACAATGTGAATACCAGCGACCTTAAGTACTTCACCTTCGCTGTAAGCACCACGACCACCAAAGTCTCTGTTAATAACAGTTGTGTTCTGTACTAACTTGTAATAGTTTGTTGGGTCAATAGCGCAGTAACGATCTTCTTCTGGAAGATTATTAATGTCCATCTGCTCAGCAGCTGAGAATAAAGCAGTTGCTAAGTCTGTACCTGTAACAGCAGCTACCGCAGCAGCTGTGTTTGCTGTACCTGACTTAAGAATCTTTACTCTTGTACCACCTGGCAAATCAGTATTAGGGTTAGTCGATGTTCTAGCAGCCTGTGCAATAGTGGCAGCTACGTTCTGATCAAATGTATAAGCGAGAGCATTACCCATCTGAACAGAATACTGGCTCCTCACATCGTAGTGATTCATAGCTTCATCTACATCTGCGATGAATACGTTACTAACAAGTTTGTCATCAATATTTATGACAGCCTCTGCGTGCTTAATAGCATTGCCAGTAAGCTGCTCACCAGGCGTATGATAGCTGGTACTAGAGAGTCCAACTATGGGAAATTGGGCCGATTTGCCAGAGCTAATTTGTCTGACTGTATGCAATTCCTCAAAGATAGTTGCTTTACGGAAGGCTGAAAGTACCTCTCCTGCAAACTGTTTTAGAAATAAATCTTTTACACCTGACCCTGTATTGTTTACAAGACCCAGGCGTGAAGGCGTAAAGTTAGCCATTTAGTAATACCTAGATTAATGATTATCCAGACCATTACTTCTGCCAAAGGTGTCCTTCGCAAAGGGCTTCGCTTCTGTTAGAAGGTCTAGGTTGATCTAACTATAGCGTTTAAAGTATGTTAGATCGACCTAACTTATCTTTTACTTTCTTTCTGTATGCTGGATCTTTGCTGTATCTAGGGTCGTTGATAGCTTCTACTAACTGTGCGTTTGATTCAAACTTATCGAGAGAAGCCTTGCTAGTTCTACCACCTATGAGTCTAGGTTCTTGATCTGTATTAGACATATACCTAGCTTGCAATCCATCTATTGCAAATCTTACAGAATCTATATTTGGTGATTTCATCTGCTCATTAAATGCCTTTTGTTCGTTTTCTGTTAGATTCTTGCCAGCCCAATCCATCATCTCTGCGTATCTTTGTGGGCCACCGTATTCGTTTTGCAGTTCCGTAGCTTGCTGCACGCTTAGCTCGTTGTCTCTAGTCGCACGATATTGTATGCCGTCTAGGTATGACTCAACCATATCCCTGGTAAAGCCAGCACCTTGCAAGGCTTCATAGTCAGCATCTTCCAGCTTGCCGTTCTTCTGCCAACGGTCATTCATGCTGCTGTAGTCGACTCCTGCTTCTTCTAATCTGCTACCTACAAAGTCACCGTAGATTTCTTTAGCCGTGCCTTGTTGTTCTACTACAGGTTCTTCCTGCTCTTGTGGCTGGCTTTGTTTCCTTTGTAGTTCCAGGTAAGCCTTTTCTAATTCTTCCTGGCTTTTGTATTTACCAGCTAAAAGCTTTTCTTCTCCCTGGATCTCTACGTTATCCTCTTCTGTAATCTGTTGTTCTTCTGCTACAGCAGGATCAACGGCTGTTGTTGGCTCGTCTTTGATTGTTACTGGATCTGGCATGATTAGTTAATAATAATTTCGTTAGTTTCTGGGTTGCGTTCGACAGTCGAGAAAGTAGTAGTAGGCTCTGTGTTTGCTTCACCTTGCACTACTATTTCTCTTACTCCAGGTACAACGGGTGCGTCTGACTTAGGCTTCTTGTCCACCTTCTTGGACGACTTCTGCGAATTGCTCGGCATCAATACCTCCTTGTTGATTTGTTATTGCAGCTATTGCTTCGGCAGCCCTGTCAGGTGTAGTACCCTGGAAGTTTTTAACTGCTTGTGCCATAGCTGGGGATTGGATTCCCTTTTCTAGTAGCTGTTGTTGTTGCTGCTGTCTCTCTGCCTGTGCCTGTGCAGCTGCTTCCTGTTGAAGTTGCTGTTGTGTTTTAACTAAGTTTGTTGTGTCGATAGATCCACTAGCAGCTAGTCTGCGTAATGCTTCTTCAACATTTAAAAACTTCATTAAAGCTTCTGGGCCTAGTGCATTGTTAGCAGTTTGAATGAAGTCTACAAGTTTATTACGATCATCGCCACGACCTATTGCCTCAATACCTGTAACAGCCTTCTCTTTTATTAATGGTTCACCTGTTATCTCGCTATTAGGAAAGTCTGGTAACTTACGCTTTCTTCGCAGTATGTGAATCAGCCTTCTTACAAGTGGTAGCTGTAGTTCTTGGCTAAGAATAGAGTACAAACCAGAGATTCCTGCATCTAATTCCTGTGCCATATATCTAATCTCTTCTGCCGTTACTCTTTCACCTGGTCTTTGTATCGCTGTGTTAAGCATAAAGGCAAAAGCTAACCTGTTCTCAATTCTTTCTATGGTTTGATTAGCTACTTGCAAGTCCTGAGATTTACCACTAGCTTGCAGTACTGTCACATCTGCTGCGTTACCTTGCACAATAGATCCGTTAGATGCCTGACTTAAAGATCGAGGGCGTGTTGTACCGTTTGGGTTGCATAAAAATAATATACGACTCATAGCTGCACTAGCTTCCAGTATTGCTTTGTATAGATTCTCTAGTGCTAGTAGGTCGCCATAATACTGTTCAACGTATGAACGTCCGTACATCTCTGAGTCAACTCTATCTTGACGTAAGGCAATAAAAGGAGATACATCTGCTGAACATTTACCGTGTGTACCTGGCACTTCCTTGCCTTTTATTTCTTGAAACCAAATACATTTACCATCTATAAATTTAACGCAAGTATAAATATCAACCATACGTTTTCTACTTTCCATATCTTCTTCATCATCCTCTTCCTCTTCCTCTAAATATTCCTGCGGAAGTGCATCTTTAAATATCTCTTCTCTAATTATTATTTCTGTTACGTTACCCATAGGGTCACGGCATAGTACATAAGAGTCCAGGTGTATTACTTTTATTCCTTCTTCTGATACATAAAGCAAAACATTGCCACCTACAAGCAAATGTTTTATAGCTTCGTGCATAGCAGCCCTACCGCCTAATGTTTCCAACAGTCTCATAACTGCTTGCTCTACCTTTACAAGTGCAGTATCAAACTCTGTTATCATCTGCGGATCTTGATTGTCTGCCATCAAAGCCAGGCTATCTATTTCTAATTTGAAAAAGTTTTCGTTAGTAGGGAAAAGAGTACCAGCAAGTTTACTGGTCATGTGACCTACACCTCTAGCTCCCAGCGATTGATAAGTAGTTGGCAGCCTACCTAAATCACCAGAGTTTTCTTCTTCTATTAGTCCTGGGATAGTTACCTTACTGTTGTCTCTTGCACGTTGCAAAGGCGATTCTCTGTCTACCCGTAACTGCTCATATCGTTGCGCAGCAGTACCGTTAGGCATGCCGTACATTGCTGACTGTGCATCAACATTATTCGTAAGATTAAATTTCATTAGTACCCTGGTATGGATAGCCCTCCACTACCGCCAGCCAAGTCTGTTCTAAATCTTCTTCTTCCCGTTCCTGATCTTCGAGTTCGTGGAGTAGCTGTTGTGCCTATGCCCAGCATAGTAGCAGCATTAGCAGCTGCACTCTGATTATCTGGGTTGACAGTAGGATCTGCTACTGCCGTAGGTGTGGCTGGCGCAGCTTCGACAGCTGAAGCAGCAACCTCTGCAACTTCCTGGGGCGCAGGAGGAGGAGTAGCTGAAGCCGTAGCACGTTGAGCCTCAAACCTTTCTCTCTGTAACTGTAGGTTTTTCTCAAACTGTTCCTGTTGTATTCTCATTTGCTCTCTTTGTAGCTCCATCTGCTCCTGATGTCGCCTTTCAGTCTCCTCCCTTGACGGGCCTCTGTTGCCACCACCACACATAGTTCTAATTTTGTAGGTTGTTTTGTTCAATATAAACGGATTCAAGCATATTTACCAGTTTTACCTGACCAGAATAAATCCATATCTCACGTTCTGACATTTCTAAAGTCGGGCATTTTTCTGGAAACATCTCTTGTAGCTTCCTAAGTAACGGTTCACTTATAGGCGGGAACTCTTCGTCTACGCCTGCATTGTCAATGGTTGCCATAGCTGTACCTCTCCTGTTTTGTAATTGTATTCACCATCTCTAAGGATGCGTGTTAGCTGTGCCGTAAGTACAGCGTCAGCAAATGATTTGTTTTTCTTTTCATAATATTTAACAACTTTATCCCACATATCTTCGATAGTAACTGCATCTTTTAATATCTTTTCTGCTGTCTTTGGCCCTACACCCTCAATACCCTCGATGTTATCGGTATGATCTCCTGATAAAACTTGCTGCATCCAAAACCTATCGGCCTTCTTTTTTGTTATTAGTTCTAAATCATCGCTAGCCAGCAAAGTGCAGGGTACTCCTCTCATATCTTTATCTGGTGAAACAATGATTGGCTTGTCGTAACGATTATTAGTGCTAAGTAAACCGAGTACATCGTCACCCTCCAAACCTTCGTAGCTAACTGCTTCATAGTATTTATTAACTAATTTAATTACATCACGCAAAGCTAAAGGTTTACGCTTACCTATCCTGTTTGCTTTGTAGTCCTGGAATATGCCATGCCTAAACGTAGGGTAGTTTGTAAAGCACATTACAACTGCACCATCATCGTCAGTAACTTTCTTGTATTGATTAACCCTGGTATCTATAAGATCCATAACATCTTTCTCTGTGCTATGTAGCAAGTGAGTGCCATCATCTGCCCTAAAATCTACCTCGCAAGCGCAACAGGAAGAGTAGATTAGCCAATCAGCATCTATTAAAAGTGTCATAATTTTTCTCCAAAAAAATCTTTTGCAGCTACAGATAATCTTCCTGTAGTTTCTGAGTATTCAAGTTTATCTGCCAAGCCGAGGCAACCTGTATGTCTGTTCTTTAACACTTTTAGTTGTAGCTCGTTGTTCTTTTCTTCATCCGTTTGCGATCTAATACCGCAGATTACGAGGTCACTTAGCTGGGCTATTGACTGACTTCCCCTCAGGCTGGCTAAATTAATGTCACCTCCGTCCTCTGCTGGCTTGCCGTCAGTCCTGCGTAAGTGACTAACCATAACTAAAC